CGATCATGCTTTCCGCAAGCTGCGGAGCGATCTGGAACGACGTATTCATGATCTTCGGGGCATACCTTCCGGAGCGCTTTGACTGTGGCTCGAAGGACCACGGCTTGCCGGACAACCAGGCTTCGTTGATGGCTTGGACGATGCGCCGGCAAGTATCCTTGTCCGGCCAATACTGATGATCGGGTGCCGCTGTGGCTACCTCGGGGACCAGTGTGGATGCCTGCTTCAGGCCATCCATCCATTCGATTTTCTCAAGCTTAAGATAGAGCGGCTGAGCTTCCTCGCCATCCTTTTGCTTCTCTGTGAGAACGGTAACGATCTTGCTGTTGTCGTCGCGTTTCAGGTGCAGCACGGCGTCGCCCGCGCCTTCCAGCGCGGTCGAGCCGCGCATACCGCGATCCTCGTCTTTGCCACTGTGGTGAACGCCGATGACGGCCACGCCGCAGGCTTCCTTGATCGCATCGCAGGCCGCGACGAACAGGCCCATTTCCTTGGAGGCGTTTTCTTCGGCGCCCGGGAGAACCCGGGCGACGGTATCGACCACGACAAGCCGCGCGTTGCCGACTACGGCTTTAACCGTGCGGACCAGTTTTGCGACTTCATCCGGCTTCATGAAATTGACGGCGCGCGGCAGCAGCCGGAACAGTTCGCCGTCAATCTTCATGTTGTGGTGAATGTGCCAGCCGCGAACGCGGTTGCGATATCCGCCCTTGCCTTCGCCGGCGATGTAAAGGACGCCGCCCTGTTTGCACTCCTTGCCATGCCAGTCGAGGCCGTAGGCAATGCGTAGCGCCATATCGAGCGAGATGAAGGATTTCCCCTTGCCCGGCTTGCCATAAAGGAACGTCAAGCCTGTCTCGGGGACCAGACCCTCTACCAGCCACGTCGGCGGCGGAATGGCGTCGATCTCGGATACTGAAAGCGTCTCGTAAATGTCGCCGGCTGGCGCGTCGTCGCCAAAGACGGCATCGGCAACGGACTGTTGCGGATCGGATGCCCTTGATTCCTGCCACCCTACAGCCTCCGGCTTGACACCGATCTGCTCGCACAGCCAGAACGCCGCCGCTTTGGCGTCTGGCGCGCCGCCGTGCTCGATCACGATATCAACCGGTGTCCGCTTGCCCTGCCGCGCATCGCCCATGTCGTGAACGCCAAAGTCCACGATGCCAGTTGGCGCGATTGATAGATCCTCTTCGAGGTTGCGGCCCAATTCCTTCGACGAAATGCGCCACGCACCGGTGCCGGTCTGGAAATGGGCCGCGCTGCCGAACACGGCAGGCACCCAGGCTCCGGTGTTGCGGAGCGCAAGATCGTTGGCCTGACGGAAGAAGGTCGAGCGATCAGCGGCGGGCTTCGCCGCGTTGAGCGCGGCCGCGAGTTTAGGGGCTGCCGGCGCAACAGGCGCGGCCACCGGTGCGGTCGGCGCGGGGAACGCGGCAGATAGTGCCGCCATGGTGTAACGGCTCTGGCCGGGCTCCCTGAGCGGCACGATGCTGGTGAGTTCGACGGTACGGCCCGGCTTCACCGGCCACGCCACGGTGCCGGCAAGGCGCATGACGCGCGCCGGATTCGTAACGCTGGTGTCAGCGTCCATCGCCGCCGACATGGCCTTGAGCAGTTCCGGCCATTGCGCCGTGTCGGTGACAGGCTCGTCAAGCCTCCACCAGAGTTGCGCGCGGGTGTGCGGTTCGCGGCCGGTGACGACAACGAGCGTCGGCTTATTCTCACCATAGATGCTCTTGGCCGCCGTCGCGGTGCCAGGGTCGTCAAGATCGACATAGGCGGCGGTGAGCGCGAAGGCGTCGGCGTCTTTGGTGCGGCCGAACGGCGCTGTATCGGGATGGCGCAGCGCCGCTCCGATATAGACGTTACACATCGGCGTTGCGTTCAGTCGCGCCGCTTCTGCGACAAGCGCCGGCAGGTTGTTGGTATTGAAAAGCTGGGCGTGACGGAGGCGATAGCGGCCAGCGTCGTCGGGTGTCGTGTCGGTCCAGGCCAGTTCGACAAGTCCAGCCGGCGCACCGCCGAACAGATGTTCGACGTGCTGCGTCATTGCCTCGATGTCCGGCTGGAACATCGGCGTTACGGTCGCTGTAGCTGGCTGCCCCACGGTATCCACTATCCGGTCGTCTGTTCCTTGCCTCTACTCGTTACGCGGTGATCTGGTAGAGTGACCGGGCCGCAGTGGGTCCGGTCACGTTGTCGGAGCGAAGTTGGGGGCTAACCAAAATCGCCTGCGTCAGCCAACTGGGCCTGCTGCGGTGCCTGTGCAGGCTGCGACGACGGAGCCGAAACCTGCGTCGATCCGGTCGCCGGCGCCGATTGGCTGGGCTGGGTCTGCGGCGCAGTGCCTGCCAGCGGCTGCGGTCGATCGATCCAGTTCACGATTGCGAAGTTGGGCTTGTAGTTCGTGGACTGGCCCGACTTCACCGGTGAGACGCCGCTGATCTTCACGACGGGCAACTTACCAGCTTTGCTTTCGGCCGCGCCGGTAAAGGCGTCGTGCAGAGCGTCCATCGCTTCGATGACGCAACCCGCCGCCGAGCCGAGCACGCGCAACCCGCCGCCTCCGCTGTTCTTGTCGAGCAAAAGATCGACTTCGAACCCCTGCTTGAAGGCCGGCTTGCCGTCCGTGTTCTTGTCCTCGGGGCGCGGCGGAATGGCTTCTTGACCGAGCACGACGAGGCGGCGGATTGGCCCTTGTGAGGTGTAGTTGATCCAGCCGACGCGAATATTGGCGAGGTCCATCACCATTTGAGCGGTGTTGGTGATCTCGTGCGATTCCGAAGAGAACGTGCCATCGCTGTGCTGGACACGATCCATTCGAAACAGACGGCCGGCCTTTGCATCGTATTTCACATACGGCTTGATATCGCCGCCGCTTCCACCAGTAGACAAACCGAGAGCCATGTGGCTTCTCCTTCTTCAACAAAAGCTGCGATCAGGCCCGCAGCGTTGCCAATCCCTCGCGGTAATCTCAGATGCCCCAATGTTCGAAAGCCAACTGGCGGTTCGGGCCGCCCCAGTAGAAGCTCTCAAGGTCGGGAACGATGATCGATTTAAAGAATTGCGGATCGTCGGACAGCGACAGCATCTTTTCGACGCGCAATGCGATCTGATGCAGCGCGTGCCGGTGCTCGCGGATATTTTCGACGCGATAGGTGGCAATCTTCTTCGGCGTGCAGTAGGTGAGCCGCCCATCCATGTTGTCGGTCGAAGCGTAGAGCGCCACCTGGCGCGCGTGCGGCACCTTGTTCTGCGATGGCAGCTTTTCGGTCGTTTTCAGATCCACGATGATGCCGTGGTCGGCCCATTCGTAATCGAAGTAGCCGACAATCGGCAGCGCCAGACCTTCTGGCTTCCACTCGACGAAGCCTTGTGTGCGGCTCGGGATGCCGTAGGGCCGCAATTCATTGAGCGCGTGCTCCACCATGGCCGGGATGGTTGCGCGGTAGTCCTGCCGACGCGCGTCTCCGGACAACGCCGAAACCGTGTCGTATTTCTTGAACGCCGCATCGACGCAATCTGACAGCGGCGCGTCAGGCTTGAGCAGACCGAGCGTCACGCCTTCCTCAACGCCGGTGCCACGATGCGCTGGCGCGCCAACTTGCTGGCGAACTCCGATCACCTTTTCGAGAATGAACATAGCCGGCGAAGCGCAGAACAGGTTCAGCGACGACGGCGAATGGCGAGTGATAAAGCTCATGCTGCGGTGCTCCACGGAAACAGGACTTCAAGGCCGTATTTGGCGATCAGCGCGGCGTCGGCGCGGTTGTGGTGTTTGATCAAACGGAAGTTCTCAGCGCAGGCGGGAAATAATTGGAGCGCCTTGTTGCGAGCCGCTTCCTTGTCGGTTTTCAGGAGGTTGAAACGCGACTTCCATTTCTTCGGCGTGACGTAATGCAACGGCACGGCGTTGGCGCCGAGCACGCCAAGCGCCTGTCCGTAGGACTTGCCGAATTTGAAGGTAGAGGCCACGCCCTGACCCGGCATCGAGGCGACAAACTCAATCACCGCATAGGACGGCGCGTACTTCTTGATTATGGCGGACAGCAATGGCGCGCAAATGTCGCCATCGGCGGTCGGCATATCCTCAATGGCAACCCGGTTCGGATCGTTCTGGAAGATGAAGGCCAGCGCGCCGGACAAACCAGGATCGATACCGCAGATGCAGCGATCAGACATTCTCCACCTCCCCCGCCCAAAGCGCCCTCGTCCCATCTGCACAGATGCCGGCCAGTTGCGCGGTGCTGATCTCGACCCGCTCCAATGCTTGCCCGCGCGCCATGCCGAATTCTTCGAACGTCATATTGAGGATTGGCTTGCCGTCGATGACGGTCAGGAAGGCCAGCTTCGCCGTGCGGTCGGTCGTGATCATGCGGCCACCTCGCGCGTGCGGGCACCGATCACTATGGCTTTTGATTCCGGGTCGATCTTGTAGCCTTCGCCGTGAACCGTATGGATCGTGATGCCGAACGGCTTCAATTTCTGGCGAAGTCGGCAGATGATGACCGAAACGAGATTGCCGCTCCCCGTCGAGTCCCAACGGCGCGCTGCGGCGAACAGAACCTCATTCGAGCGGAAGCCACCTTGAGCACCGATAAGCGACGTGAGCACGCGCTTTTCGCCGGGGCTCAAATTCCACTTCGCCGGAAAGCGCGCCGTTTCCGTGCAGCGCATGGCGTCACGGAGTTGGCGGTTTTCTTCTTCGAGAAATTCGACGCGCTCAGCGAGGTTCATTATCAGACCTCTCCCGTTCCAGCGCTTTCCGCTCGCGCCTCAGCCGCCACCATTCTCTCAATAGGCGTAGTAGCCGCATCGATATCCCTCTTGAGCGCTAGGATTGCTGCACGCTCCGTCTCGATCTCTTGTTCAACGCGGGCACATACTTTGTTGTAGTGGCTGATCAGATTCCAACCGACCGACCACCTCGGCTCTTTTGCTTCCGAGCCGTTGATGAACTTCCTGATCCAGTCGGCGGACGTGCCAACGGTTTGCGCGACTTGCGCGTAAGCAGCCATTCGAGAACCCGTTTGACGTTCCGCACGCTCAACCAGCGCGTTCGCTGCCGATCTCGTGAGTGCCATCGTTGCTGCTGCGTTACTCATTGGCGATTTTTCACCACTCTTTGGTTCCACTTGAACAATCCCTTCATGCATGTTGTCCGCATGAAGGACGCGACTAACGAACTCGATACTTTTCAACCGATCGGCCTGGCCGCCGCTCGGGTGCTAGAACTTGCAGAAAAACAGAAAGTAGATCGCGACGGTGAAACCCACGCCGGTCGCGGTGAGAAGAAGGATTCCAGAGGCGACGGCAGCGATATCGATCAGCGCCGAGCAGCAACGGGATAGAAATGATGGATTGCGTGGAGATATTGCCCCACCACGCAGAGCGGACGGCTGACTGCTTGTGCCCCCGAGGGTCGGCCGTCCGCGCATGTTTTGAAACTGGATCAGCATGACGCGCCTCGCTGCAAAATCACTTCGTCGGCAAGCTGGCGAACCCACGCCATCAGATCGACGCGGCTGATATCGACCGGCGCGCAATCATCAAGCGGCGGCAGTAGTTCAGCGGTCGGACATGACGGGATCGACGGCGACTGATCGTCGGGACGATCACCGAGCGTGGCGAACGGGTTGGCAAGGCAGGAATAAAAAACGCCAGCGCTGGCCGGCGAGTTGGCGCGTGGTGGGAGGCTCAGGGAGACACGCGCAAGGGAGAGGTTATGCATGGCGGACCCTCGCGGCAGCGGCCATAAGGTCACGATGACGCCGAGTCATCCGCAGCTTCACGCCGTATCGCTTCGCAAGGAGCGACGGATATGACGGATCAACACCAAACTCGGCGGCGATCTTCCGTGTCGAGACGCCCGCGAGGTATTGCGCGACGATCTCGTTTTTCTGTTCTTCGATAAGGCGAGGACCGCTCATTGCCGAGCCCTCGGAAGGACTGCCCATGCAAAAGCAAACGGCAGGATGGCAATGCCAATGGTGGAAAGAGCGTCGATCATGCGGCGCCCCGTTCGTTCGAATGCACTGCTTCATGTTCGGCCGCGTTTCTCATCCCCCACAATGATGCAGGAGCAGCGATCCCCTTTGCATTGAGCGCAGCGATCATCACCACGTAGGTATTGGATGGGAACGTATCGAAGCCGCGCCAATTCCAAACGGCTTTGGAATTGCTGCCAGTAAGCTCTGCCACTGCGGCGTTGCCGCCGAGCGTGTCGATAATGGAGGATGTCGTGGTCAACTCGATCATGGTCAGGCATCATATCCAAATTCTTTGGAACTACAATACCCAAAACACTTGCTTAGCCAAAATATTTGGAAAAATGCATTCTGCTACTTATGGCTAAGAACATTTCTCCCTTGGACGGTTCCCAAGTCGCACAACGGCTCCAACTTCTTCGGAAGGCGGTTTCCGGCGACAACCAGACTGCATTTGCCGCGAAGATAGGCATAGAGGTCCGGCGTTGGAACAATTTCGAGCGCGGCTCCCCACTGTCCAAGGAGGTAGCCATTCTCCTCGCTCGCAAAATACCTGGCGTTAGTCTTGATTGGCTTTACTTGGGGCGCCTTGAAACACTGCCGTTTGCGTTGCAGCAGGAATTGGAAGCCGCTGAAAAATCGACTACAGCGGCGGCGGTTCGAGGCTGATCCTTCATCAAGAAGGTTTCGACCAGCTCAGTAGCCAACCGCAACACCGTCAACGCATCGTCTGTCCGCTCCGGTAATTGTGCCGCGATCTGGATTGCGGCTCGTCGCTGCCATCCCTCGTCCTTCATACGGCCCCCGAGACGTGCATAAATATCGACTTTTCCGAACATTTAGTGAACATAGGATGACAGTCCCATAAATAGGCGTCAAGTCCTATTTGAGTAAAATTGGCTGCATCCAAATTATTTTGAAAATAGTGCTTGCTAATCCAAATTGTTTGGAAGATACTCATCCCCATCGAAACACAACGAACCCACACCCACCAACACCGGGGCCCGCCATGCAACCGCGCATCAACATCATCGAAGATCACATGGTCTATTTCGTCCTCTGTGGCCCCGGCACTTTTGCCCCGGAGCGCAACCTGTCGGACATGGACCGGGCGACCACGGTTCGGGATATCGCAACCGGCCAGTTCGAAGGCGTCGTCCAAGTTCTCGAATGCAATCCGGTCGAGGGCATTTGCCGGGACGTGACCGACGACGTGATGCGGGATGCCGCGTTCTACATTCTTGAGGATACCGACTACGCCGATCTGAACGACTGGCAACGTGATTTCGTAGACGACAACGCGCCGGGCGCACTTGCCAACCATCGCATCGAATGCCGGGCCGAGGCCGCCTATCGCAACGAGTTGCTGCCCGGTCGCGCTGGATGGGGGCTGTGATGAGCACCACCCACACCCCTGCCCCGTGGCGCGCTGATAAGCTGCCGAGCGGCGATTATCGCATCATCTACAACGCCACCAAAAACTGGCTTGCCAAGGTCTACTGCGACGGCGAAAGCGACGCCGCGAAAGCGGATGCGCGGTTGATCGCAGCGGCGCCGGAATTGCTGGCGGCTTTGAAATTCACCCTCACCGACCCATGCTTCGTTCTTCTAGGCAGTGTCACGAAGGATGAAGTTTACGCCGCCATCGCCAAGGCTACGGGGTCGGATCAATGACCGTCGATCCCAAGGTTTATGAACTCGCCGCGTCGTTCCTGTCCGACGAGCCTTCGCTCGACACGCCGGCCGCTCGCGACACGTTGGCCGGCGCAATACAGCAAGCCATCGAGGACGAAATTGAGTTTATGCGCCACATGATGGAGCCCGCGTGATGCAAGCCCCCGACCACATCGCAGACCGCGCCCTGCTGACGGTGAGCGCATGGCAGCGCGAGACACCGCAGCAGATCGCTAACCGCCTGCTCTACCTCGATCAGGCTCGGCGCTGGGAATTGAACGACAACACATCATTGAACGACTGGCAGCACGACAACGAGATTGTGCGTGGGGGGATGGCGCATGTTTAGGGTTGGGCAGAAGGTGGATATTCTAGACGCATATCCAAACTACGTCATTCCTGAACCAAATTCGGGATGCTGGCTTTGGATTGGGCCGATCAAACATACAGGATATGGACGTTTTTCAGTCCGTCGTAATGGCGGCTGGAAAACTACGATTGCGCATCGCTGGTCTTACGAGGCGTCGATAGCACCAATTCCGCTCGGCATGACAATCGATCATCTGTGCCGAAACAAATGCTGCGTAAACCCAGATCATTTAGAGGCGGTAACTGCTGTCGAGAATACACGACGAGCGTATTTGTCAAAGCGCGGCATATCGTTTGAGTGCTTTGACCCCAACATCTGCATTAATGGGCATCGACAAGACGTTGATGGAGCCACCAATAGTGGTGGTCGATGCGTCCAATGCCAGCGCGACTACAAAAGCAAAGAACATGTAAGAATCGCCCGACGAGCTAGAGATCGAAAGCATGGCGCATGGCTGAGAACAGCAAAATCGAATGGACCGATCACACTTTTAATCCGTGGATCGGATGCACGAAGGTTAGCCCGGCATGTGATGGCTGCTACGCCGAGAACCTGATGGCGCACCGCTATCACCGCGTTGAATGGGGCGCTGGCGAGGATCGGAAGCGAACCAGCGATTCCAACTGGCGGAAGCCGCTGGCATGGAACAAGGCCGCTGCCAGCAAGACAGGGCCGACGTTCGTATTCTGCGCCTCACTGGCGGACGTGTTCGACAACGAGGTTGACCCGCGTTGGCGTGGCGATCTGTTCGACCTTATTGACGGGACGCCGAACCTGACTTGGCTCCTGCTGACGAAGCGGATCGGCAACGTCATGAAAATGACCGACCTGATGCGCGGCGGTTATCCGCTGCCGACGAATGTCGCCATCGGCGCGACGATTGCCAATCAGGAAGAATATGACCGCGACCGAATAAAGCTGTGGGAGGTGAAGCGCGATCGCGAACCACTTTTCACGTTCGGCAGTTTTGAGCCCCTGCTCGGCCCAGTCATTCTCGATAAGTACGCGCCTGATTGGGTGATCGTTGGCGGCGAGACGAACCAAGGCCAGCACAAGGCCCGCTTCACGGATGCCGACTGGTTCCGCGCGATGCGTGACCAGTGCGGACGGCTGGGCCGCGCGTTCTTTATGAAGCAGATGACGAACAAGGCCCCGATCCCGGCCGATCTGCTGCTTCGACAGGTACCGTTGAGCGTCGGAGCATCGGCATGATTGACCTCTCAGACCTCATTGCTCGGGTGGAAGTTGCGAGCGGGCCGGATCGGGAGATTGACGGCGCAATCTGTCTCGCGCTTGGCTGGAAGTTCCAGAAGATGAAGGGCGATTCCAAGCCATACTATCGCAGGCCCGGCGAGACTGCCTATTACCTTCGATCAATACCGCCAGAATATACGGCCTCCATCGACGCAGCGCTGAAACTGTTGCCTGATGGCGTTACGCTTGACCTAAAGCTATTTGCCAACCGAACCGGCTACGCCTGTTCATGGGCGCGTCATGGCAATCGCTCGTCATCCTGCGCGACTCTCGAACTGGCCGCGCTCTCCGCCATCCTCAAGGCCCGTCAGGCGATCACCGAGGGGGCGCGTCATGACTGATCGTGACGACTACAAGCGGCTGGCGGACGAAGCGTCACGCTGGGCGAAAAGCAACTTCATCAACGCGCCTGATGCCCGCGACTTCGCTATACGTGCCGAGTCCGCATTGCGCGCCGCGTCGGTGAAGGCTGGCGAGGTGGTGGCGGGTGAGCCGGTTGCCCATCAGTGGTGCGTTTATGAGGAGACGTGGCAGAAAACAGGATGGGAGTTTGATGGCAACGGTGACCGCGCCGGATGGGAAGCATTAGCGAAACGGATGCCGACCACCTATCGGATCGTAACGCGCCCCCTCTACGCCACCCCCACCGCCAGCGTTGGCGCGATGCGGGAGGCGCTTACGGACGTTGCGACGGTTTCGGCTTGCGTTGCAGTTGTCGAGAGTCCGACTTTGCACGTCAAGATGCTGGCGAACATCAATGCCATTGCGACGGGCGCGCTGAAAGCCCTCGCGGCGGCGAACCAATCTGACGGCGGCGTGGAGGAAAGCAAATGAACGGCTTTCCCAACATGGCTGGCAAGCCAGACATCGACGACGCGCTTGCGGCGGAGCTTGAGGCCGCCGGAATTCATGCGGGCCGATATCCATTCTTGAAGGATGGGAAGCACGAGATCGATACCTCCGTCAGAGGCGACCTGCACGGCTGGCGGTTTGAACGCGCCTGGTACTATTGGCGGTGCAGCGGTCCCGGTATCGAAGTTGCCGCAGCGGAGCGGTTACACGCCGAACACGGCAAAGACGTGCGTGTCGCCGGTCATTGCGGCTGCCCATCGCCAACTAGCTGGTACGACGGTCTCGCAGTTGGCGATTATCATGTCGATACGCCCGTTGGGCTCAAAGCTCTCGCGGACACGATCAAGTCACTGGTCGAGCGCGCGAAGCAGCCCGCCCCGTCAGACACCCCTCCTGCCCAGCAGGCTGTAGAGGCGGTGAGCGTGGATGAGGTGGCGTGGCAGGCGCTTGACAATGCCCCGCGCGATGGGACGCCGATCAACGTCCGCGCCGTTTCCACGTATCGTTATCAGCCATACAAGCCGAGCAGCCCGCAACGTAAGAAAGGCATCCGTGGCCGTTGGCAAGTCGCCAACGAATACGGGTCGTGGGACAATTGCCAAGAGCCGCGCGGCGAGTGGTCGAATATTCTCGCCAAGTTCAAGGTGGTGAAGTGATGAAGCCTTTTATGCTGAGGCTCACTCAGAGCGAAGGTCAATATGCACGCCAGATTTACGTCAATATGAATCAGGTTTGCTACATCGCGCCAAATGGCGACGACGGATCGATCCTCACGTTTGCCTGCATTTTACAGGACGAGTTCGCTTACCTCGCCGTGAAAGAGACGCCGGATCAAATTGGTTCACGGCCTGAATGGAGCCAGCCATGACCGTCCCGAGCGTGAGAGAAGCGTTGGAGCGCTGCACCGGTGCATTGCAGATGTTACCCGGTTCTGAGCGTGACATTATCAAATTCACCGGGAAGTGGGCCGATTACGGCTCGATGACCGTTGCTGAGATTCTGGATCAGGCGAACGCAGCCCTCGCCACCCCACCGGCACCGACGCCGAGCGCGGCCTCACTGCCTCGCGAGGGCAAAACTATCGAAGAACAGATTGCCTCTGCGCAGGGTCATGACCTTCTGTCGCTGTTGCGCGACTATCTCTCCATCAACTTAAAGCCGAGCGGCGATCTTGCTCGGCTATACATCGCGCGGATCACAGCGATTCTTGCTGCCCCGCCGAGCGCGGCAAGGGAGAAGATTGCGCGGGTCATTGATCCGAGCGCCTTTAAGAATTGGCAGGGCCAGTACGACTATGGCCTCAAGGCGAACAGCAATGAACCCGAAGCACGACGCTGCGCCGACTACTTCCATAAAGCCGCTTGCGACGAAGCACTCGCCAAAGCCGACGCCATCCTCGCCCTCCTGCCCGACGCAGCCGCGATCAGGGCTGCGGCATTCGAGGAAGCGGCGGGGATTGCGGAGCAGTTAGCCGCGCAACGGTGTGCAAAGGAACGCAGCTACGGCTACGGGCCTAAGACAGCTACGCCGGTTGCAAACCTTTTCTGGTGTGAGGAGATCGCCGCAGCCATTCGTGCCGCCGGGGAGAATGCGAAATGAAGCTGCACATTGCTTCACATGCGATTGTTGGCGTGACCGGCGCACGTGTCGGGACGACATACATTTACGCCCGAGAAGATGTAGAGCCTGCGAGGTTTAAGCCTTACTTCCGCTTCCGCAATGCCGATTGCGAAGTGGAATATGTTCGCTGGTCCAAAGCTCAACGCGCCGGCCGATCCGCTCTCCAACGCGAAGGGGAATAGTATGGCAGAGGATTTGGTGAAGCGGTTGCGCCAGCAGGACGTTAGACAGCGCGGCGTATACGTGGTCTTCAACGGCGTTATGGCAGAGGCCGCCTCTAAGATCGAGCAGCAAGCCGCCTCGCTCGCCGCGAAGGACAAGGAGATAGAGAAGCTGCGATCCAGCGAACTTGCGAAAGAGAACGCGCGGCTGAAACAGTGGATTGACCTGCATCGCGGCGACACCATGTCGTTATCAAACGAGGTCGAGTCATTCCGCTCCGAAATGATTTCCGCCGAATCCCGCGCCGAGCAGGCAGAGCGCGCGTTAGCAGAGGCGCGAGCGCAACTTGCGTTGCGGAATTGCGATCTCGATGAAGCGAAACGAAGGATTGCCGAGTCCATCGAAATAATGAAGCCGCTGGTATTTCGCCATTACTCGCATTCACAACTTGAGATCGCCCGCGCCTTCGTCGCACAGCATGGCTCCGATAGCAGCACAACCGCCGCAGCCACAACGGGAGAGAATGATGCCTGACAACATCGACACCGCAGTTGCCAATGAACGGATCGGTGCGATGTGGCTGCGGCTTGCCGAGCAGATCGAAACTGCAATCCCGGACATCGTAATCGACAACAGACCGGAAGATGCCATTCAATGGGCGCGCTGCGCCGAGGCTTGCTTCTGGCAGGCGACAGGTGAAGCGGAGTCGCACGACGTGAAGGACGTTCTCCCCTCTCCCCCAAAGGCGGAGGGGTAAGGGATGGCTGAACTCATTCTGTCAGGCGACGAGAACAACGTCGCGATGCCGATGACGGACGCAGAGGTAAATCATCTGCGCCGCCTGCTCGCATGGATTCGCCTTGAACACAGCCTTGGCGAGGAAATGATGATTGGCTACCTCGAAGGCGCGCAAAAGGCGGTCATGGCCGATCCTGGTTGCCAGCCGAAAGCGCAAAAGATCATCGACGAGCGGGTTGCAAAGATCGCATCCGTCCCGGCCTATGTCCGCCAAGCCGTCAAGATGCTGACGAAAGCCGTTCGGGATCATGACGCAGAGACGCGCATGGTTGAATCCGCCCCGGAGCGGCCATGAGCAGGGTGGCGGCCAGCATAACCCAGGCTGATGTTGTGGCAGATGCGCCGCAATCCGTCGTCTATTTCGTTCGCATCGGAAAGAACGTTAAGATCGGCGTGACGACAAACCTCAAGCGCCGCATGAAGGCGATGCAGACTTACGCGTCGGATATCAAGCTGCTTATTGAGATGCCCGGCGACCGATCCTTGGAGCAAAAGCTCCACGATCTCCTGGCGGAATCTCGGGTTGCTCGCGAGTTGTTCCATCAAGACTATCGCGTCATCAGCTTTATCGATCAGTTTCAGTACAACGGCTTGGAGCGCGCAATTGAGTTTCTGGAAGCGACCACGCCGGCGGCACTGAAAAAGGCAAAGGAAGAAAACTTCCAAAAGCGCGTAGCGGCTGCTCGTCAATCCAAGGCCGAAAAAGACGCCTATTTCGCCTCGCTGGTCGCGGAGCGGCAACGGAAGCTCGGGTGGTAGGATGACGCGACCCCTAATTCAGCCCCGTTGTCTTTCGCGCGAGGACGCCGCCGCTTACTGCGGCTGCGATAGCCTGAGCGCGTTTGATTCATGGGTGCGGAAAGGAATTGTCCCCAGACCTATCCCCGGTACGCAAAAATGGGACCGGCTCGCAATCGACGACGCTCTTGACCGCTTCCGTGCATCTAGCCCCTCAATACAGGCCGATCCATACCTCGCATGGAAGGCCGAACAGAATGCAAATGCGCGTTAAGGGGATACATACCGTCAAGGCGAAGCTCGCGGATGGGACGCGGCGTGTCTACTACTACGCTTGGAAAGGCGGGCCACGGATCAATGCCGAGCCCGGCACGCCGGACTTTTGGGCGGCCTATAACAAGATCGTCGTGGCGCGCCGAGAGCACGCGGTCGGCACGCTGGGCGACGTGATTGATGAATATCTCGTGTCTGGCGAGTTCAAGGCCGTTTCGAAAAGCCACCAACGCGCCCTGCGGTCCTACCTGGAATTGATCCGCAAGCAGTTCGGCACGATGCCGCTGCGGGTTATCGAGGATCGGCGGGTGCGCGGCGACTTCCGCAAGTGGCGGGACAAGTTCATCGAGACGCCCCGCAAGGCGGACTATGCGTGGACCACGCTATCCCGGCTGATGACGTTCGCGATTGATCGCGGCCATATCGCCGTCAACCCTTGCACAGGCGGCAAGCGGCTTTACGACGCCGACAGGGCCGACAAGATTTGGGGCGCGGACGATCTTCGCGCTTTTCTGGAAATAGCCTCTGTGCCGCTACAACGCGCCCTGATGCTGGCGCTATGGACCGGGCAGCGCCAAGGCGACTTGTTGCGCCTGACGTGGGCGGCTTATGACGGCAAGACGATCCGGCTCAAGCAATCGAAGGGCAAGGCTCGTGTGCCGGTCCCGGTCGGCGGCCCGATTAAGGAAATGCTGGATGCCATGCAGGCCGAGCGGAAGAAGTCCGTCACGATCCTGACGAACAGCCGAGGCCGGCCGTGGACCGGCGACGGATTCCGCACGTCATGGGAGAAGGCTTACAAGACGGCCGGGATCGCGGATTTGCATTTCCACGACCTGAGAGGCACCGCCGTCACGCGGTTGGCGCTGGCAGGCTGCACGGTGCCGGAGATCGCATCCATCACCGGCCACAGTCTCAAGACGGTGCAGGAAATCTTGGACAAGCACTATCTCGGCGGCCGCCTTGAACTGGCGGAAGCGGCGATAAAGAAGCTGGATGCGGTGTACGGAAGGAGTACGCAAACTTCAAAATGAAGTTAAAATGTTCTAGTCTGTTCGCGTCTTGACTTGGCTAAGTCCTTGAAACCAATGGTGGGCGATGTAGGGCTCGAACCTACGACCCGCTGATTAAGAGTCAGCCTTGTTGGACTGAATAGATTGGAGATTTTTGCAAATTTCCACAGGTTGTCCACACGAGGAAACAATGACTTACAGGCAAAATTCAAAACGTCGGAACGCCGAAGGACGCGCCCCATGACCACCTGGCAGGATATCGGGACGGCTGACGGCAGCCATGCAGACCGCCCGGCTTTCACCCAAGCTGACTACAGTGCGGCAGTCGCGGCGCTAGACGTTGCTTTCGATGTCTTTCAAAGAACCTGCGGGAACCCCGAGGCTGCTTTTGAAAGTTTCGTCTGCGACCATTATTTGCCGGTTTGGCGGCAGATGTGCCCCTCCCCGCCCTCCAAGGAGGGGGAGTGAGCCGTGGGCCGGATTGACGATAAGCCGACCAAGGGGCGAGCCGTCACCATCCAAGACATGATGACTTGCGTAACGCATCCGGCGTTTCGGCTCGGGTTCCTAGATGCTCAACATGGCCGGCCGCTGGACCACGACGCGATCATGGATCGCATCGAGACTGAGACGCCACCAAACGCATTAAAGCGGCTCGGGTTCAAAACGCATCCAACATCACTGTTCGATGAGCGCGACCCGAAAGACAATCGGACCAGTTTGGCTCAATATAGATACGAGGAAGGCCGCAGAATTGTTTTCGAGGTCGGACTGAAATGCAAGGCGTGGGGCCACCCTGATTATCCGCCCGCGCAAGTCATGGACTACATTCGGAAGCGCGCCGCTGGCGTGATCGGCGGCATTGACGACTGACACCACCACCGATCCGGGCTAGGATGGAGAGAGATGGCCCTGCACTTCGTCAGGTTTCCTGACCGCTACGGACGGCAGTTTCAGAACGCCGTCCGCGTGTTTGGCAAGCCCGACTTTCTGCACCGCCTATGGGATCGCAGGGCGCAGCGCGAGATAGCCGAAGGCGACGTGATTGTGTTTGCCAAGGGCGATAAGGATCAGCCAGTATCGCCAGTGAATGGCGATGATGAGCACTACGAATGAAGCGCGATCCCCTGTCAAAAATCACCAACAAGCCCCGCATAGGCTTCGTTGCAGAGCATGGGTCAAGGGATAGGCCGAAGGAAGGGACAAAGTGACAACCAAACTGACGAGGGTTATCGTCGCCATCGTGTCGATTGCAGGCGCTAGCCTCATCGCGCTGGAATGGCTTGCCGGACGTCCAGCCGATTGGACGATTTGGGCGCTCGCAATACTTGGTGCGCTGGCGCCTATTTTTGCCCCGTACCTTTTCTCAAAAGAAAGCTAGGCCATGCAGCACTTGGGTTTATTTTGCGCCATGGTGGCGATGAACACTGTTCTGGTCAGTCTTTCGCCGGGCGCAGCAATGACTTCATCAGATCCCGTCATTCTAGTTTTCGGGGTCTATGGCGTATCACACGTGGAAACCATGCTGCTAGTCGCCACGTGGCGGCTTCTTCGGTGGACTGAGCGCCTGCTGCGAGAAAACTGGCCTGATCGATAAGGATGAGAAGTGATGTCGCAACGTCTGACAATTGAAGATACCGGCGTTGGCCTGAAAATCGAAGGCGATGAGGGATATCCAGGCGTTCGTCTTTGGAAGGTCTTGGACCATCCGTCAGGCAAGGAATGCTATCTCGCCACGCGCAGCATCTTGCATAACCCGCAAGATGAGGCCGTGATAGCGGAACACGCGCCCGCCCCGATCCAAGATTATTTTCTGTTTACCGAGGACATAAACAAGTCGCTGACGAGCATTGCGGGCCTGATCGATAAGCTGAGGAAGGAAAAGCCATGAACTCGCCGCTACTGCTCTGTTCTATCGCGGCATTGTTACCGGTGCTCGTAGCGCTAGCGGCAGTTGCGCGCAGCGCTCTTCTGACCATTGACCAGAGTGGAGCGGAGCGACGGCGAGCGGAATCCGCAAGATCTAAATTCAGCGCCTTGAGCAACTAGAATGACTGACGTTCTCGCATTGCTTGGCATGACCGTGATTGCGGGGCTGTTGGTCCTTTACGGACCGTGCCTCGCGAACGTTTGTCAATTCGTACATTAACAGGAACTAGCCCAACCCCTCGCACTTGAATCCATCTGTAGCGTTGCGTGGAGTTCGAGTGTCATGTCGTGGTCAACGGCCCTCAAGGAGCCGGTTCCGCTGCCGGAAGGCGGCGTGTTGAAATCGCTCCACGACGTTCGCGCTCACGTTCTTAGCCTTCCCGAATCCGAGCGCAATGAGGATGCGTGGCAGACCGTAGCCGAGACGCTATTGAGCGCGGCAGAACAAGGCGGGCCATGGCTAGATTTCGCGCGGATCGCGACCATGCAAGCGCTGTATCGGCACGTCGAGCCGAAATACGGGCCCGGCAAGGCGGTCGGACCAGAGATGAAGTTCCGGCGTAAACGCAGTTTGGCGAGGAACCGATGATCGCCAAGGGCAAGCCGTCAGGCTGGACGCCGAAAACCGAGCTTGAACACTTCATGACCTGCCCGGTATGCGGGGAAGTGTTCGATTGCCGGAAGCTCGAACAAGCAATCATGCACATGCACGATGGACCGGAAGGCAATGACCGACCTCTATCTCCGCAAGGTCACCGGCCACCCGCAGGCCACCAATAACTACCGCGTCATCCTGAAGGACCACGGCGAGGAAATCGAACTCGGATCGATCGGTATTCAGATGGCCACGGGAGCAACTGGCGGCGGCTGGCGCTGGGGCATCGATACCGTCGTCCCGATGAGAGACTTTGAATCCAGTGGCAGCGGTATTGACCGCGCCGACTGCATGAAGAAGTTCAAGGCCGCATGGGACAAGTTTGCATCCGACCCGGCGCGTCTGGTCGAGTTCATCGCAGAAAAGCGGCGGATACGGCGGGGATGAGCAGGCAAGCCCCTCCCACCACCAGCAGCCCCAACGTCCACCAGCCCCTGACGCCGATCAGCATAAGCCACGCGCCCCATAGGGCGAGGATCGCGCCGGCCGGCTGCATCAAGGCCACAGCAGCCCGGCCATCAACAGAGAGGCCCAGCACACCTTGCAGATGACGTGCGCGACCTGATCCTGATTGTATCCGATCAGACCGCGACACTTGCTGTAGTCGATCAGCGTATGTGCCACGAACTCGCAGGCGGCCAGCGCCCACGATCCGGTTGCGAATTTCACCGCGCCGGCGTGAATGGCGGCATGGCTCAACAGCGCCATAGGCCAGATTGTCTCGCCGGGGACGAGCGTTAAGGTCGGGTTCTTTGCCTTGGACAGCCAGTCGCCCTGCAACGGATAGTCCGCGACGGCGTGGCCGATCAGCATCCAGAACAAAGACTCCATCACGGCCACCTGAAAGCTATTGCATTGGAAACTGAGCGGACGCGCTCACGAACGGCGTTGCCATCATTGCCGGACAGCACCACCCATCGTTGCGACGTCTTGCCGGTGATGATGCCGACGTGGCCCCTGCCCTTGCCGCGCGACCAGATGACGACCGCGCCGATCGCCGGACCGTGAGCCGCCCGGCCGACGTGACGCCATTCCAGCGCCCGCCAGAGCGCGCGAGACGGCATCCCGAGATGGCGGCCGAGCCACCAACCGCACCACGCGCGGGGACGCGCGGCAGAGTGGCGGCTCATTTCATTTGAGCTGATGGCCAGCAACTTGTGCCGATGTCTCTTGGCTTTTGGTTGATTTCCTTCGGCGGGATAGGCGAGTTGATGGCCGCCAAATCCACACGGCCGCATGTCGGGCTGCGAACAGCCGATCTGAGCAATTTGCATTTTTTGCAAACTTCTCGGCCTCGCCTCGGCACACGACAGAGCGAGCGCGCAGAAGCACGCCGCCAGCAATAGGCTGCGGATCATCGATTGCCTTTTCTATTAGTTGGAGCAGGATGGGTCGGCCGGGATGATCAGATTTGCCCAAATCCCATACCGGCATGGGGCCGCTGCCGAGACTTCAGCATCCCAGCGGCGGCCCCGCTATCGCAACCGGCTTTCGTCGCGGATCAGTTCCAGCGACACCTTGCAAGCCATGAGCGTTGCTTCGATCTTTTCGAGCAGTTTGGTTTGCTGACGCATATGGTCCGCAATGTCGGCGGCGTCCTTGATGAGATCGTGCATTGGCGCGATCAGCAGCCATTGCGGGACCGGTTCATGCGGAGGGAGTGGTGGCGGGACCGCCGGTTTGTCGCGGGTCGCTCGCATCACGAGGTAAAGCGCGCCGAGTAGGATGGTGATGGCAACGGCGGATTGGATGATCGGATAGGCACCGAGCGCCGCGAAGGCCTTATCGTTGATAGCGTCCATGATGCCCCGCCAGCGCCCGATAGATTGAGAACAACTCGGTTCCGGTCAGGACCGCATAGATCGGGATACCGGGCGAAGGGAGAGCAAGCAGGACGAGCGACAAGCACATCTGCGACCAGATCAACGCGCCGACCAAAGCGCCACAGGCGCGCATCCATGGCCCGTAGAGAGGCCAATTGCCATTGGCGACCAGCGCCGCCATCCGCACTACGCCGACCGTCAGGAATGCCGGCGCAAGCCAATCATCCACCACGGCCACGCCGATCAGGTCGAACGAGTGAGCGTCGGCCGCCGCTGGATTCGTCGCGATGAGAACGGCGATGCCGATCATCATCCACGCGGCGCTCGCCTCGGATATCCGGTTGTTGAAATGGCGGACGAGGCCGGCAAGTGAGCAGGTCATCGCCCTCTCCAGCAGCCTTGCTTCGCCCCGAACTCGTTGTGAGCGAGGATCTGTTGTTTCGTGCCAGTCGTCATGCTGTCCGACTTCGATGGCAGGATCGGAGACCAGCCGGCGCAGTTGCTAGTCGCGCATCCACTTATCCAAGTCGCTATCAACCCGAGCAGCAGGACGGTTGCGAACTTCGTCATCGGTTTCTTTCCTTGTCTGGATTGCGTGAGCATCGGCCTTGGCGCGGCGGTCGCGCTCGTCTTTGGAGCCCTTGTTGCGGCCGGCGACATAGGCCGTGAGTAGCGCGCCGGCCCCGATGATCAGCCCCTTGAGCCACTTCGGCAGCGCCAGCCAGATCGGCAACAGCGCTTGCCAGAACACCGCGACCAGCACGACGACGATGATCGTCCACACCCACCACGGCACGTAGTTGAAAAGCCAGGAGAGCGTGTCCATCAATTAAGCCTCCCCGTCTGGTAATCAGCGACGGTTGCGGCTTCGCTCTTGTTGGTGGAGCGCCAGATCGCGAAGCCGACGGCGGCAATGATGAGCAGCCACACCCATCCCGGAACGCTGCCGAGATATTCCTTGCCCATGGCGATGTAGGGCGATGCCGCATCGTTGGCGGCCGGGATATTGGACACGACGCCCCACGTCGCAGCGCCTGCCGTGGACGGCACCGCCAGCACCTTCGACCAGAACCGCGACCACGCGTTCTGCTTCACCGCCTCGACCTTCGGCGCGATGTCCTTTGCCGTGGCGTAGGCGCGCTTCGGTGCGACCGGACGCGACCATCCCTCGCCCTTGGCTTTCGCGATTTCGGCCGTCAGCGCGGGCGATATGCCGGCGGCAGCGATGATCCCGCGATCACCGAGGAACGCCGTGATCGCACCGCGCGTCTTGCCGCCGATCAGGCCGTCGGCGTCTCCAACCTCGTGATAGCCCAGCGCGATCAGATCTGACTGCACTCGCTTAACGTCGGTGCTGTAGGTGGAGGTCGGCACCGCGACATTCTTGGCGGACGTGTTCGGCAGATCGTTGGCAAACACCCGACGCTGCGCCTCGATCCAATCGGCATCTGGCGCGGGATACGGCTTGCCGGCCTCGTGCCACGCCTGAGCCTTGAGGAATGCGATGCCAGACGGCGAGCGCCAGAACGTATCGTTCATGACGGTGTTGCGGGTCATGCCCGGCACGCGCTTCAAGACGAACGCGATGTAGCTCTCGACGTTGTTGTGGCCCGACCAGATCGCGATGGCTTGGTCGAATGGCTTATTCCGATAGTTCTTCGATGACCGCCACAGATCGAGCTGGGCGCAGATGCCGAGCACGTAGCTCGGAAACACCGCAATATTGTTGCCCTGCCCCTTGCCGTCGTTCAGCGTGACAGGCTGCTTGTTCGCGCCCCATTTGATCGCGAGCGCGCTGCCCCACATTGCTCCGGGATTCCTGTAGCGGATGGAGGCTGGTTCTTGTGCGGCCATAGGTTCTCGTCCTCTGAATTGGAGGTTGGGTGGATTCGGGTTGTAGGATTGCGGCCCGCGCGGTCCGGTTTACTTGGGGTAGCTCGGCAGGCTAAGTTCTCGCTCCACAAATGGGGCTGGAGGAACTAGCTTGGAGCGGGATAGGGTTATTTTGCTTGCCGGAGCGGGCGCTGTTGTGGCCGTCTACATTCTGTTATCGGCCGGCATTTTCTATCTGTGGGGGCCGTGGACACTGATCCCGATTCTTGTCCCCGTGATCGGCTTTCTAATCTTTCTGTTCATAAATTGGCTTGGCCGCCCTCGCGTTTAACTAAGGAATCCCTATGCTCACCAGCGTCGCCCGACGATCCGTCCAGAAATTCCGATACTCGCGATCCGTTAAACGGGCCGAGAGCCAGTCCTCGCACCGCGACGACCCGACCGCGCGCCGCATTATTTCGGCAATCCACCGAGCGAACCAAGGCAAGTTCACCGCCGACGAACAGAAAGCATTCGCGGCCATAGAGGCTCGACGCTATGCGCTGCTGGCCGACCAATCTCCCATGAACACCCTCGATTTTGGTGCTGGCGAAGTCCAATCCCTCCTGACCAAGGAACAACAGGAGGCCGGATTCGAATTTCACTACACCGTGTCGCAGATCGCATCCGCCAGTAAGCCCGAAGCATGGGCGCGGCTATTGTACGAGATCGTCAACGAGTTCCGACCGTCCCATGTCATCGAAATGGGAAGCTGCGTTGGCATTTCCGGCTCCTACATGGCGCAAGGGTTGAAACTGAGTGGCGGCCACCTGACCACCATCGAAGGCTCCCCTACCGTCTCAAAACTGGCCGGCGATACGTTCAAAACGCTCGGTTACGATAACGTCACCTTGGTCAATGGCCGATTTTCTGACGTTCTGATCCAGAGAATATCCGAACGAACGGCAGAAATCGTATTCGTTGACGGCCACCATGACGGCGACGCCACGATTGCGTATTTCGACCAGATGCTGCCGTTTCTGAAAGCGGGTTCCATCGTCATTTTCGATGACATTTCATGGTCCGACAGCATGAAATCCGGCTGGCAATCGGTCAGTCGCCACGCCCGCGTTTCGGCTTACGTTGACATGGCATCGGTCGGCATTGTGGTTCTGAATTAACAACCAGCAGGAGGAATAGATGATCCTTTATCTTGGGGTTGGATTATTGGTTATCGCAGCCGTCGTGTATGCGGTCGCCGCATATATCGTTCATGCCGATGGAGACTTCGGTGAGGCGCGCCGAAGGTTCTGATCACCACGTCTCCCATGAAACGTCGAACGCTTGACCTGAGTTCAGATTAGTTCCGTCTCCGGTCGCGACCATCGGCCGAATATCTGTCCGCGACAGACTGCGGATCGAGCCGTTTGCGTAAGGATAAAGATTGTTAGTCAACAACGTTGCGCTGCCGCCAACGACATACCCTGTTGGATAAGCATGAGGCAACGTGATGACGGAATCCATGCTCGAGACTGCCGTAGACGTGCCGCTCCAAATGCCTTTCTGACGCGGCATTTCCATATACGTCGCGGTGTAACTCCCGGCCCACGTTGCCCACGGCCTCGACGGGATATAACCGCGAATATTTCGCTGGACTGCGTAGTCAGGCGTGCTTGATGGCGTGACAGTATTTGTCACCCGCACCATGCCGTTAGTGTCCACGCTCGTAAAATCCACATCGATATCTTCGATGCAATACGAGATCGGCGCGCTCGTTGACATACAGTAGATTTCGACAGGCCGCGTCTCGGCGGAAGCCTTGATCGACCCGCCACGAATGTTGAGGAACACCCGACCATTGGCTCCCGCCTCGGCTCGGAAGTAGACAGCGCCAGTCGGGGACGTATCGCCGCCGCCGTTCTTCTGCGAATACAGATCGCAATCGATGATATTGAAGTTGCCGGAAACAACGTCCGACCCGTAGATGATTGCGGAGTTGATGCCCCGACGAACGCGGATTTGGCTACGTTCGAGCGTGAAGCCTTTGCCGCCCATGCAGGAACCGCCGTTGAGCAGGCTGTCGCGGTAAAAACATTCCTGGCTGCAACCATGAACGCCCGCCGCGAGAGTGGCTCCGTCGTTGGTCAACGTGCAGTGATCGTACCCGCTGCGATAGCTCTGCATTGCGCCGAACGTATCCCAGCCGTAGAAGTCGGACCCAGCCCACACGCCGACGCCAACACTGTCCTGCACGATGACATTGGTGCTCGCGCTGATGGCGAGCGGGTAATGATGCGTGTCGGCGGTGCCGTCCATCATCGACCATGAACGCATCCGGGTGGCGCGCAGATTGTGGCACTGATCAAACTCGATGCCGGACGAATCTGCCGCATATGCAGAGATATCGTCAATCTCGGCATTGGCCGCGCGCCAGACCTTTACCAAGCCCCAACTGCCGAGCGACGGATCAAGCCCGGTCGCGTCAACCGTGAAGCCGCCGAATTTGCCCTTCCACGTGCTGACTTTGTAGGCTTTGGCGTAAGTGCCATAAGTCCAATCACCAAGCAGCCCATAGTCAAGATAGACGCGGAGGCCGTCAACAAACTGAACGGTATGACGCTCGCCGCGCCGGTAGAGCGTTTGATAAGGCGAGAATGAATAGTCCGCCGCGTCGTACAAGCAAATTTCATCGCCCGGTAACAGGCCATGCGCGCTGCTGAACAAGATGGCAGTTTCGTCAGCGCCGACCGCCGAGAACGCCGGCAGCACGCTCATAGACGAACTATTGCCGTCCTGACAGGCAAGAACCCATTTGCCTTGAGCATCCCCGCCGAGCGTGGCGAAATCCGCGAGCGTGGTCCAATTCGGCTTGATTATCGACTTGCCTTCACCAAGCCCGACAAAGCTGACGTCGGCCGGTTTGATCAATCCCTTCGAAACCAGAAGCGTCCCGACTGTGTTAACCTCGACCGTGCCACCGCCACGCGCCGAACACGCCGCCATGGCCTTGGCGATATCGTCGCCGTACTCGCTCGTTTTGAACAGATCACCGAACTTGCGAACACGCTGCCACGCACCGCTTGCACCCGTCGGAGCGGAAGTCGGAGCGACATAATCGCCCTGCCCTGTATCGGCCGTGACTTGCGTGGAGAGATTTGCGCCGTTCCAGAGGAACGTGCCTTCGCGCCCGCTTTCCCGCAGATACGCCGTGGTAAAATCCGACGTGCTCAACCCGGCCAGCGTAGTCCGATCTGCAATCGGGTAGCCGTCGAAGGCGTTGGCGTTCATCGCGGCAGGGTCATATGTGGCTGCGACCATATCGCCCGCACCAGCGGGGGTTTTCCATTGACCGTCACCAAAGAGTGCAGTCGTGGAAGATGGAGTGCCTGTCGCGGAGATATCCGAAATGGCAACGTTATTCTTCGCTGCCATCGCTCCAAGCGTGGGCTTGTCCGAAAGGTCGCTGTATTGGCCTGACGTGGCGACGGTCGCGAGAGCGCCAGGCTGGACAGCGGAGTCCGCCTTCGCGCCTTGAGCCGCAGTCGCCGCTCCAATATCGGATGGCTTAACGATGTTGCTTGTCTTGACCTTCTTGGGACCATCAGTCGCGCTATCGGTCAGGAGATAGTAGTCCGCACCCGGCACCGACGATTCGTTTAAGTCTTTAACTCGAATATCGGTCATGCGTTATGCCCCAGCGTAAAGAAGGAAGTTACAGACCATCGTCGGCTGGACATTCGAATGAGCCTGTCCGCCGCCGGTTGATGCGTTTGTGATCGTGATGCCGGTCTGGCTCGACAGCAGTGATGTTTCAGGCCCCGCAAGCATTGCGCCGTTAGCGCCGCCGTTCAGTGTGCCGTTATTGTTGTTGCGACGCGGATTGCCGTCAGACCATCCGTGGTTATGGCCTGGATCGTTCAGCGTGTTGTTGTGGCCGTGCGATGGGATTTGATCGATGGTGAGCGTTTGCCGGTCGCTGCCGCCCGTTGCGCCTAGCTTGGTAGCATCGCCAAAGAATGCTGAGGTAAGCAGGCCGGCAGCAGTCCCGCCCATATTGTCTTTGCCGGCCAGCGTGCGCCCGCGACAATCACCAATGCCGAATGTCGTTGTGCCGTTGCCGTTGTTGTAGAAGTTATTACCAGCCGCGATATCGGTCTGAGCCTTGGTCCAAAGGTCGGGATAGGACGCGCGGAGAAGGGTCTGTCCATAAGGCAGAACCGTCAGAGGCTCGGGCGTCAGGAAGGTGTATGGGATCAACTCCCCGATGTAGCGCGTCCCCGCCACCGTGCCGGCGAAGGCTACCCCCGTAGCGGTCCAATAAATGCCGATGGCAGAATTGTTGTTCGGTGAGATCGCGGGCGCAGACGCGGACCCGGTGACCGTCTTAAGCGGGCCAGTCATCGGCGCAACGCCGGAACGCGACAGCCGAGCCGTTAGCGCAGTGGATATATCTTCCAGCGGCGGGTTGTGTTGGCTCGGCTGGATCGTCTGGCCTGTTTGCGCCAAATAGCCGGAAACAAGGCTAAAATTGCCGCTGCTATCATCGGGCATTGATGAATCCCCATAGAAAAAGCCGCCCGGAGGCGGCTTGGAAGGCGTGGTGTGTGGTGTTAGATTGGTCGGATGCAGGAAATTGATCTTCCCCCGCACAAGTGGGTATCGGACCGGCCTAAGCAGAAAGAGCCTATTTTCGGGCCGGGCTGGCCTATCGCTGTAGCTGTTATTGTCGGCCTGTTTATCGCTGCTTACTTTGCGGATGGATCGGGACATGTCCCGATTTGGGCGTCAATTGCCGCCGTCGTCGGCGCATATGCTGTCATCAAGGTCAGCGCTGACCTAAAGCGCTAGGTCCGATAGCAAGCGCGCCGCTTGCACCACGGCCCATCAGAGCCGCAACGATCTGGTTGCGCCGAACCCGGTCAGCGGCCTGCTGCAAGATGTTCTGCATATCCTGCTGGGTGACGTTGTTGCCGCGTTGCAAGAGGATGCGCCCGACCTCTTGTCGGACCTCTGCCGTGTTGCCGGTCAGCACATTGGCCCCTGAGTGCAACGCCCGCCGCGCGGCGGCGCCGTAGTGGCCCATAATCAGGTTGGCAATGATCGTCGGATCGTGCCCCATCGCGCTTTCGTCTGCGAGATTGTCGGCCGTGCGCGACCCTCCGAGGGCATGGTTGCGCGTTTCGAACATGGTGTTTTCGCGCCCGATGCGAGCTTGCATCTGAGCGTTACCCGGTGCCATCGCAGCGGCTTCATCCTGAAATGCCGCACTAGTCAACGGCCGCGCTGCATTCGTCCCAAACGGGGAAGCTTGAGCGGTAGCAATCAGCGGGTCGGCATAGCCAGCGCGGAATGCCTGCTGTCCTGGGGCCGGGAGCGCCTGAAATGCCGGAATGGTATCTTCCGTGCGTCCGCGCAGCGCTGCCGTGCGGCCCTGATCTACCGCATCAATATTGCGGGACGCCTGAGCGAAGTTCGCGTTGGCTTGCCGAAATCCAGGACTTGCAGCCTCAAGCGCAGCATCCAGTTCGCGCAGTGCGCCGCCAAGGAGACGCGCACGGTTGCCATGACCGGCCCGGCGAGCGGCTTCCACGGCGTCGGAAAGATCGCCACGGACGCGCTGCACGGCATTGAAGTCCGTCAGGTTTGACCGGCCATCTGTCAGACGATTGCGGACTGAGGCCAAGGCCGCCTCTGCACTATCGTTCGCGATGCCGGTATTAAACGCAGTGGCCGGGCTCACAGTTCGATCGATATTTCGGATAACACCAGTTACATCGACCGGCATGGCGTCGTTCCGAACCGCGCCATATTCGGCATTGGCGGCGGTATCACGCGCGCGAGTAAGAGCGGCCTCAGTTTGCGCCGCCGTCTGAGGCGTCTCAAAGCCTTCCGCAACAGCATTAGCTACACGGCGGCTTTGGCCTGCTTGGCGCGCATTGAGGAAGTCAACAACGTCTGTACGACCCTGCCCCGGCGACCGGGCGACCGTCGAAAGCATCCGTTGCCCTGGATTCCCGAGTGCGTCCGCAACTGTAAAGACGCCCTGCCCCGCTGCGTTGGCGTCGGCCACGTCACGCGCAATTTGTCCCGGCGTCGTGTTGGATTCCATCATCGCTCGCGCGACTTGATTTTGTGCGTACCCTTGTGGGTTTGCCCTCGCCAAGACGTTGCTGGTGACCGGCGAGAGAATAGCGCCCGCGATTTTCAATGCGGCTGGCGTCAATCCGCCTACCGCACCGCCGATGGCCGCGCCCTTAGCCGCATCGCCAAACCGCTCGTTAAAGCTGTTGCCTTCCGCTGCACCCGCAACAGCGCCCATAGCCGCCGCGTCTGCTGCGGCAGCACCAGAACGTGCCAGCAAGCCAGCATTCGGCGCCAGGAAGCGGCTCGCAGTGGCACCGGCATTAGCAAGCCCAGCCCCGGTCATCAGGCCGCCGCCCAGCTCAGCCACCGTGCCAGCTACGCCCGTATTCTTACGGGCGTCGTTCATAATCAAATCTTCGCGGGCCTTGGCGTAGTTGTAGCCCTCACGCGGATCGAACGTGCCGTGCCGCACCATTTCCAGCGGGGTTTGCAGCCCCGCCAACGCTTCGTCGGCAGTGTTGAACGTCGCACCCTGGATTGCACGGCGAAGAATGCCGGCTCCGGTATCGACGCCCTGAGCCTTCAGCGCGTCCCGTTCCTGGACAGCGGCTTGCTGGTATTTATCGGCAGGAGCCGCCGCAACCGGCGCGGCTTGTTGCGGCAAGGACTTCGCAATTTCATCAACGGTCGCGTTCTGCTGGTCGGGCGAGAGTTTCAAGAACTCGTCGCCAACCGTGACGCTATGCCCGCCAATATTGAGCGTCGGCATTATTGAATGCTCCACGAAACGCCGGATGAAGTCTTGCCTTGTGGCGCGGCAGAGGCGGCCGGTGCAGCGGCCGTTTTGTCACCGTTCACCCACTTGTTGATGCGATCAAGAACCCGCTGCCCTTCTTCCTTGATGATCGGCCCGGCCTTTTGGGCAGCAATCGGCCCGAGCGACGCGGTCCGCTTTTCATCAAGCGCGTGCAGCGAGCCTTGCAGCAGTTCGGACAGTTTTGCGACCTGTGTTCGCTGCTGTTCGGGCGACATGTTTTCGTGAAGATTGTGTTCCCACGACTTGATTTCAGCATCGCTCAGGTTGTTGCCCTTGAACACCTTGGACAGTTCTTCCGCGACCGCGTGCGCGTTGGTTCGGAATGCGCCTTGCGCGCCACTGCCACGCGCCTCCGCGATATAGTTCCCGACGCTATTGAGCATCGGATAGCTACCGTTATTCAGCTTATCCATCGAATCCAGCAGCGAGCCGACGTGATGCAAGGTCTGGTTGGCGCTTCGCACCATCTCCGCGCTTTTGCCAGCCGAGAAATCCCGCGTGCCAGCAACGCGGCCCGCCCATGCAGTCGCGTCAAAGGTCGGGTCGTAGTTTTTCGCGGCCGAAATCATGTTCTGCCAATAAGGCTTCGACATTGCGAACGATGTCGGCGGCGGGATTTTGCCCTCCACCATCAACTGAACGGTGTTGGCCTGCTCCTTAGGCAACGTCGCCAGGTACTCTTTGCCGGTCAGGTCGGTATTGCCGAGCGGGTCAGGTTGGCCGCCATTCGGCGGCGTGTAGGGCTTGATAGTGCCGTCAGTCTTATTAAAAATGCCGTACTGTTCGCGGCCAAGACTGTCCTGCCCGATCTTAACAACCTGCATCTTGTCGGACGGCTTGTCCAAATCCTGCTGCGCTTTGCGGATCGCAAGCTGCTTGGTCTGCATATCCAGCGCCCGCATCGGGTCATTGGCTTTCTGCGCCGCGTCCGCTCGCATCTTGTATTCCTGCGTCAATGCGGTGCGGACATTCTCCGGCGTGAACGGGTTGAACAGCGCCTTTTGCAGATCCTCGTCGCTTGCATTTTTGAACAGGAAACGATTCTGCGGCTGGGCAGCCGCCTGCACGGCCTGAGCGGTCGGCAGAGCGCCGCCAGTCGGTTGTGCATTCGTTGGTAGCGCAGCGCCGTCCGAGCCGTCAGCGACCGCCGTAGGGGCGCCTACGGGCATCGTATCGGCTTGTGCGTCAATGATGTTCTTTTGGTTCGGATCGACCATCTGGACGATATCGCCAAACTTTCCGGTCCACTTGTTTGCGAACTGGCCTGCCGTCAATCCAGCGCCGGCATTGTTGCGCGCAGCCTGAGCGCCGACCACGCTTTCAACGGGAGAATTTGGATCAGCGGTGAGCAGTTTGGCAGCCCCACCAGCGCCCTGCTGGTGCGCTAGGTACAGTTCACCCGGCGTCGGCTCGCGACCGAGCGCCTTTGTCAACGCGGCTCGATTATCGAGCGTAAGGCGAGCGGCGGCATCGGCACTTGCAGCCGGATCATTTGGATTGCTCAAGCCATACTGCTGCGCCGTGCCTCGCAGGAACTGGAAAGGACCTTGTGCGCTCGAAAGCGCGCTGCCGCCATTGATCTTCCCGCCATTCTCCACCAGCGCCAGCCGGGTCATATAGGCCGGGTCAATGTCAGGATGCACCGATGCGACGTTGTTGATGGCATCCTTCAAGCGCGGGTCAATCTCACCGGCCGGGATAGAGGTGGCCCCCATCGGCGCCGCAGCAACAGCCGGAGGCGTGGCAACCGATGGCGTAGCCGACTGCCCCGTGATCTGCGCCTTGATGAAGTCCGGCAAGGATGCCTCGCCAGCCTTCTGCGCGGCGTCAGCATCGCCCATCATCGACCGAGCGATGATCGCCTGCCCCAGCGCGTTAAGCCCCTCACCGACGTTCTTTGGAGCCGTGCCGAGCATCCGAGCGGCGATCAGATTGGACATCTGACGACGCTGCGCGATGGTCTGCGGCGTCTCGCCCTTGCTGGTATCGAAGGCAAAGGAAAGTGCCATCTTAGGCGGCTCCCATCAATCCAAGAGCTTTGTCGTAATTGACGGCCTTGTAACCGCTCGGCGTAGTCACCACGGCGTCAGGATGCTTTTTCTCGACTTCCTGAGCCATCAAACCGATCTGCGGTTCGTCGTCGCCCTTGTATTTGTACGAATAGAGGTTCTGTCCGTCGTTCGTTTTGCCGATCTTCTTGATGTCCTTCTTAAGACGACGATCCGAGAATTTGTAGACGCCCGCAGCGCCGAGCCCGAACAACCCGCCAAGCAACGCATTCTGCTGCTGCATTTGCGATTGGTAGTTCTGGAACTGCTGCTGATAATTTGAGTTGATTATGCCAGCCGTGTCCGTGGTTGGAATCGTGGTCTGCGGCGTGGCTCCGAATGTCGGATTGCTCACCTGCGAACCTGACATCAGCGCCGTAATCTCGTTGATCGGCTGGTTGCGCGTGGTGATAGCCTGCTGGAACGCCTGCTGATTGCCGCCAAGATAAAGCTGATTATAGGCGTCGTTCTTGCCCTGCTGGAATTGATCCATCTGGGCTTTCCATGCCGCTGAACCTGGCTGAATGCCCTGATTGGCAAGCTGGGTATTGAGTGCGTCGGCCTCACGCGCGAACCGTGGATCAAGCCGCGCCGCGCCGAGCGCGTCGATCTTATCTTCAACAGCCTTATTCGCGGTCGAAGGGTCGAACGGCGTATTGAGAAGCGCACCGATCTTGTCGGACTGCTGAACGCCGATATTGCCAAGGTTCTGCTGCGTCTGGGCATTGAGGTCGTATAGCTTTTGCTGATCCGGCGAAAGCGTCGTGGTCTGCGTAAACTGCGGAATATCGTATGACTGGCCGGTGTACGGATCAGTGAATTTATAGGACCCGTTCTGGCTATAGTTGATGCTGCCGTTTGGACCAATCTGGTTGACATTGTTCAGATTGGCATTGGCAAGAGCCGTCGCGACATTCGTTCCGGTCGATGCGGCCGCAGTATCTTTAGGGTTGGGAGGCGCTGGCGCCGACGGCTTGCCCATTAGCGTTTACCTTTCATCGTCTTGCCTTCTCGCCACGCCTCTGCCGTGTAAGTCGCGACGGCTTCAGCCTCATCCCGTCCACGCAATCGCGGGATCAGGTATTCGCTCGCGCCGACCGCATTCCACATGCGCCGCAAGGTCGTGTTGTGTTCGGAGTGCCGGGCGACCAGCATTTGGCAACCAGCCTTGTCGAAAGCGTATGAAAACATCTCGTTGAAGATCGCCCGTGTCAGCCAACGCTTCGACGTGGAAGCCCCTGATAGTTCAATCGTCTGGTATTCCGGGCAGTAGTTGTGAAACACCATGCCAGCGATCAGCGCTTCACCATGGATCACGCCCATCGCCACGCAATTGCCGAAGCCGCGCTCTGCCCCCGCGATCTGCCGCGCGACAAAGCGAACGATGGCGTCCCGCGTCGTCGGGTCGCTATCGCCAGCCCAAACGGTCTGCATCACGTCACCAGATCGCCGGCCGTATACGTCACGTCCGTCCGCAAGATCGTCACATCAAGCGGAACGATGCTGCCTGACGTGATTTGCAGCGCGGGGGCCATCGCGTTGCCGGTGTTAGGCGTTGAATGCCAATCGGCCGAGGTAGCCTTAACCAACCCCTGCCCCCAAATGGCCGCGCCCCATACACCGCCGCCCCATACGTTCGAGGTCGGCGCAATTGACCCTGACGGAACTGACGGCAGATTTACATCGAACTCGGCGTGCATCGAAAGCTGTTCGTTGAGCGGCGCAAACGATTGCAATACCGCGCGCGTCATGCCCGATGTCTTGACCACAGGGGCGCCGAAATCGCTAAACAGCGGAACATAGGTTCCCGTATATGGCTGGCCCATATCCGAGCCGGTCACGTTGGCCTCGATCACCTGCGATCCGGTCGAGCCAAAGAACAAGCGATTCTGGAACACCGCCATGCAGCGGCTATCCCAGCCGGTGAATTTGCCCCATGCGCCCGTGCGGAGATTGGCGACATAGAGAACAGGCGGCAGGCTGTTTATTCGCGGCGGGTTTACGATGGCGATCTGATTGGCAGACCAAATCTGACACCGCCAGAACGATCCAAAGCGCGCCGCCACTTCATCATTCCAGATTGTTTCGATCTGCGCTGAAACCGCAGTCGGAGCCAGCACCGAGAAATCCTTTTGCAACGCCGACGACAACGGGATCATCCCGATATTAGTCGCCACCACGATATCGCCGCCGGCCCGGAAATGACCTTGCGGACCTAATGGCTTTCCAATCTCATAGACGCCGACCTTGTTCCAGGTTGACGCCGTGCTGGGATCGGTGCCCTGATAGACGACCACCTCGCCCTCGGTCGTGAAGAACGCACAATGTTCTTGCAGACCGCCCGCGCCGGTTTCGAGTGACCATGTCGAGCCGAACAGCAGCGATCCGCCGAGTTTGAACACGCCGCCCAACGGCAGCTCGACCGCAGCGCCGCCAATGGAAGCCGCCGGCAGATACCAAGCGCTCAGGCTGTCCTTCTCGATAAAGAACAACCGCTGCTGATGCTGCCAGACATATGACAGTTTTGTCGGATCTGTGATCCCCGTGATGGCCGGGGCCGTACCCCATGCCGATCCGTCGAAAACTTGCGGCGTGTCCACGCCATTCACAGCGCGAAGAAACACACCGCCCGACGTAGCGAACTGCACAACAGACCAATCGCCGCCCGTCAGGCTGCTCACCGTGGCCGGCGCGCGCGTAATCGATGGGATATAGGCAACCGCCGTATCCCCGCTCCCTGACGCTACAAATCGATTGCCGAGGCCATCCGTGAAGTAAACCTGCGGCGTTTTGGTTGAGATATCGCTGATCGTCGTTTCCGTCGCCGCGAACAGCTTTTCGTTGTTCCCGTTCTTATAAGTGAACAACGATGCGACAGCCTCAACGCCGTCCGATACAATCTGGTAAAGCTGCGAGCCGCGCCGCAATAACGCGTCCGTGGCGCGCGGGATGAAATTCTCAAGGATCAGCGCGCCGCCCTGAGGAGGCTGGGCCGGGTTCGCGTTGGCGATAATGCCGAGCGTCGGCGCCGGGATCGTATACGGCTTATAGGTGGCCGGTTTCTGCGCCGTCTGCCGTGCGGTTGCGCGCCCCGAGCGGATCATGGTGAGCGCATACCCTCATCAAACTTGGCGTAGTCGGCAATCGCCGCCTCATACTCCGCAAGATAGTCCTGAAAATCCTGCCCAAGTTGCCGCCGCCAACGCCAGATCGTGCCTTGCGTCACCAGTCGCTCAGGCACCAAGGGCACGTCACCGTCATTCGACCACTTCGCGCCGGTCGGCCCCCATGCGTTGCTCTGATAGGTCACCGTCACAGTGTCGGTGTATGCGAGATACGGATAAAACGCGATCGATCCGCCCGTCAGCATGGCAAAGCGCGGTGTTCCTGCCGTTGGCGTTAAGCTGTTCCACTCATCCGCCGAAAGCCCCGTGCGAATAGGCGCTCCCGCCGATGTTATAACCGACATGCCAGCAACCAGCCGCAGAAAATCAGCCGGCAATGCCAGCGCGCCAGGATTTCCCGTTCCGGTGATCGTCACCGTCTTGCGAAGCGCGGTCCAATCTGCGCGCCGTGCCAGTTCATCACCCGCTTCCGTCGAGAACACCGCTATCTTGACCGCGTTTGGATCGTTGACGTTGGCGAGCACCGACGCCGGGGCCTTCACGCCGACATTAGCAGCAACGTTTGCGGCAATGCTAAGCAGGCTCATGGGTTGCAGCCTTGGACACGAACAACGGAATTAGCCCAGCGCGCCCGTTCGTCGCCCGTTCGCAACTCACCCATCGCGCCATCGAGCAGCGTCTTTGTGGCTTGGGCTAGATCCACGTCTTTGAGGAATTTTGCGGCTTCCAATCCGACCGCATACAGGTAAACGTCCGGCGCTTCCGCCAATAGCCAATTGCTGGTCGTCGGCCCGGCCGTGAGCGTTGCCAGCTTGGCGTAATACTGGATATCGCGATTGCCGGAATATCCGTTGATG